TCATTCCACAACACACTCGTAATATTTTTCCACTTTGTTTTTGGAAGCATCTTTGTCATTGATGAATGCCGCCGCCAAGTCTGCATAGAATTCAGCCATGTTCACGTTGTGCTTTTTAGCTGCCGGATAGTAGTCACTGAACATCATGTTCATGGCCGCATAGAATTCTTCTTTTGTGCAATCCATCCCACGCGGGGCCATGTAAGTAGAGGTCTGTTCTATCGTCCAGTGTTCGCCGGTGGAGCCGTCGGCGTTTTCCATGTTATGCACCCATTGTTTCAAGTCGCCGGAATCTTTTGCGATGCGAAGCATTCTTGCAAAGTCATTCATGGCAACGTAACAGCGCACAATGCTTTCAAACTCTGTCAGGCTTTTGGAGGATATTGCATCACCCATGCAATAATAGGCTTCTTCCATCAAGCGCTGTTCATAGTCCTCAAAGTCCTTGTATGTAAGCTCTTTCAAGCCTTACACCCCCTGTTCAGCGCATATCCTCCGCATAGCGGCGTTTATATTCGCGGTCATCCTGGTCTGTGTCCATCCGGCGGCGCATGTCATCCGCATAACGGCGGTCACGGCGCATATCGTTGCCATAACTCCCGCGCATTTTTGCTTCCCAACCGCCATCATGGCTGTAACCCTCTTCTTCCATGATGTCATCAAGGTTGGCAATGCTCTGTGTGACCTTGTAAACCACGTCAAGATCACGAACATTCAAAGTGCCGTGACGGGAAACTTCATCCAGTTCATCACAAAGCATTTCCCGGATGTCATTCATTGCTTTCATGCTCATTGTTATTTTCCCCTTTCTTAACTTTCGCGTTCAACAATCAGATTGCTGTTGGATACGGAAATTGCCTGCGTGCTGCTATTTTCCACCGCTATTGTTACGCAGCATCCACGAGGAACCTCTACAAATGCAGCAATGTAAATATTGAAGAAATTTTCAACTGCCGCAGGTGTCACGGTTGCTGTGGCGCTATTCAGCGGCTCACCATTGATTGCAAGAGAAGCTGAAATCGCTTCAACTGTTCCTCCAGTTGGAATTGCAATATTCGCCCCAAACGAAATTTTGAATCGTGCCTTGCACTGATTTGTCAAACCGCGCAGCGTTACAATGCCAGACCCGGCACGGTGAACAATGCAGCTTTTTCCGCAAACTGCCGTTTCGGTAAGCGGCACATTCTGCCCTGCGGCAATGTTCACGATACTGGAATTCGTAAATTCAGCCATAAAATCGATCCTTTCATATAAGTATAGCGGCGGGACTGTTGCCCCGCCGCTTTTTTGCAAAATCAGCACGGAGCTGAACAGTTTCCAATTTGGAAACAGTTGCTATTGCTATTCGGTTTTAGCAGTTGCAGGTGCCGCAATTCCCATACTGATACGGTGCGGGAACGGGGAAAGCCGGAACAGGGCGGGGGTTGTAATAGGCAAGCTGCCCGCTCATATAGGCTTTCAGCGTTTCATTCTGCGCAGCCTGACTTGCGGAAAGCTGTGCAGCAAAAAGCTGCTGGCTCTGCTCTGCAATCTTGGCATCCTTAGCTTCAATGCGCTGCGCCGTCAGCGCGTCAAGCACCGCGCGGGCGTTGGCGTTCTGATTCTCGATGATGTCCCGCGTGCCGTTCTGGATAGTCTGGCGCGTGTCGCAGGCCTGCGTAGCAAGGTTGTAATTTACGCCCTGAATCGCTTCGCGGGTTTCGCAGCAGCAATTGGCCTGCTGCATCTGCATTGCATTCAGCTGCTGCATAAATGCCGCCTGCTGGTTTGCGCGGCTGATTTCCGCCGACATAAAGCCCTGCTGCATAGCGTTCTGCACGCCGTTGACAAGCTGTGCCTGTGCATAGAAACCATCGCACAGGCCGTTGTTTACGTTGTCAATCTTGCGTTCGATGTTGGCAAAATCACTGGTGAGAATGTAGCCGTCAACTGCGCCTGTGCTGCCGTTGCCGCCAAAACCGTTGTTGCCCCAGTTGCCGCCCCAGCCGCAGAAAACGAACAGGAACAGGATAATAATCCACCAAGCACCGTCACCGCCGAAGCCCCAGCCATTGCCGCTACCGCTATTCGCGGGCTGAACAGGCATCGTCATCACAGTGCCATCCGAAGACAAACTCATAATTGTACTCCCTTCAAATAAATTTTATTGTCTAACCGTGCGCACGGATTAAACCTGTCACATAAACGACCTAAACTGCTGCGCCATCGCTTGCAGCTGGTTCAGCTGCGCTTGGCTCATCTGCCCTGATTGCAACAGCTTTTCTACTTCTTTCTTGGGGTCTCCCTGAAAATTCGCCCGGAACTGCTGAAACTGCTGCATCATCTGCTGAAATTGTCCCATCGCGCCCGGCATTTTGCCGCCACCTAAAACGTTAAACAGAGGGTTGCTCATTGTCTGCCTCCTTTTTCTTGCGCGTCAAAGGCTTGTCTGCCGTCAGAGCGTCAAAGCGGGCTGTCAGAGCGTTAAACTCCTGCCGTGTGACATATTCTTCTTTTGGCTTTTGCGCGGTATGTGTGGGCTGTTTCTGGCTTGCCGTGCGTTCCGAGTAGTCAAAAACGCGCAAAGGCTGCGGCATACCGCTGGCATCGGTGGATTTGATATAAAATGTGCTGTTTTCGCTGTCCATCAGCAGCACGCTGTTTCCTGCCGCGACCATATACGCTTTGGCTCCTTCTTCGCCCTGCACCCATATAATAGGCGCGGTCTGCTGCGCTGTTGGCTGCTGCTGCGGATACGCCGCCTGCCGGAGCTGTGCAAGCTGATCTGGCATAGCCGACGGCATCTGCTGCCCCATCGGATAATAGTTCGGCATATAGCCGGGCTGATACGGTACGCCAAACGCCATAGTCAATCATCCTTTCTGCCAATAATACAGTGGCGTTTCTTCGCCGCTGTCCCAAGTATCAAGCCAATCGCCGTCAACGACCGCGACAACGTGCGTTGCCATAGCCAGAATATATACGCCAGTCGGATTGTCGGCGGCGAAATCCGCAACGGTGTAACAGTCCGGGCAGGTGTTTGGCAGTGTGTGCCGCTGCCAGCCTTTCCGCCGCAGATAACTGCCCCAAACATAATTTGCCGTTGGCATATCATGCAGCAAATAGCCCTCAAGTGCTAATGCTGCGTATATATCTTCCCAGCTTTTCCCTGTTCCCGCCGCAATGGCCCGAACAGTGCAATCTCCAACGCGCTTGTTTTCTGGATTTAGATTGATTTGTGTGTAAGCCATTTTTGTTTCCTCTAGTTTAATTATAGAGAAAACAACGTACAAACGCGCGACATAAGTATGCCGGTTTTACGCCAAGTTTCGATTCCAAAGTCTCCTGTTGACAATTTAGCCACAAAATGCTATAGTATACATGTCACTACAACCGGATGCCGTTGATGGTGGTATGGTCAGCAATTCCGACCATCGTGGATAAAAATGTTGAAGGCGTTATACGCACAGCTTTTTGAGGGAAAAGCACTCAGCGCTTGCTGAGTGCTTTTCTTTTTTATTTATTTTTCTTTTTTATATTTACATTTCACGCAATGTATGCTATACTAACAATAGTATAAAACATTTTACAAACCAAACAAAAGAGGCAAATATAATGAACTGCGATGAACTTCTTGATGTGATTAAAAATGCTTACAAAGATGGTTATAACGCGTTTGGCGTCCGTGTTCTTCCCAGTGATGTTGATGTAGCTAATATCTATGTTGGCGCTGATGTCCGTGACAGCTATGATTGGGACTTTGAATCCGATTGTTCCACTTATGACACTACAGGGGAAACGCTTGGCGGGGCGTGCTGCGTCGGGTTCAGAGACGACTATCTCGGCACAGAGATGGACGAAGAAGACAATGAAGAATGCCTGAAAGAGCTGAAACGTATCATTGCCAAATCGGCTTGCTATGGCGACCATAATGTAGTTCTGATCGGGGGCAAAGACTACAGCGAATCCGGCTGGGATGACGGAGAGCAAATCATTCCAAACGCAAAGATTCTTGCCATCATTAACAAGTAAGGTGGGGTAAAAAGTGGCACGGCTTGATCTTACTGGGCGGCGATTTGGCCGTCTAAGAGTTCTAGGAATGCAAGAGATGGATTGCGGAAATTGGTCGCGGGTTTGGCTCTGCCGCTGCGACTGCGGAAGATTATGCAACGTCCGGCAAGGCAATCTTATCTACAAAATTGTGCAAAGCTGTGGCTGTCTGCGCGGGAAAAATTTTTTGAATAACGATAATTACGGAACGGGAAAAAATAACACGTCTGGAATAACAGGGGTGTGTCCAGGCCCAAATGGAATGTGGATCGCTCAAATTGGATATAATGGAAAAATATATAATATTGGGTCGTTCAAGACAAAAGAACAGGCAGCCGATGCGCGATACTTGGCGGAGCAAAAATGCAAAGCGGATTTTCTTAAACAACGTGTAGATTTCGAGGAAGAGCCGCAAAGATTTGACTGCCAGTTCAAAGTTACGCCGCTACAGGCGCAGTGGTTGCACGAACATTTCGGGGGAAACGCCGAAATTTGCACTGCTGTACGCAGCCTTATGATTCAGAATTCAAGGCGAGTAGTCTATGTTCCGCAGCCGAAGCCATCCGAACGCACGATTATGTTCACGCTCTCGCTTTACAATGGTGAAAGAGAACTGCTTGACGCGCAAACAACTAACTTGCGCGAAAAGCTTGGGCGCGAGCGGATTGCCCGCTCAGAGGCGTTGAACTGCTGCATTGCGAGGCTGTACCCAGATTATGGAGATCTATACCGGGTCCCAAATCCATCAAGGCGTACAAGGCGTACAAGGCACAGTTCTAATCCGGATTCAACGTTTGTGCGTGCCATCGCAGAATCGGGAATGTCGATCAAAGACCTCTCAAGTGCTACCGGTATATCCACGTCCGCTCTGTATAGTTATACCTCCGAAAGAATCACCCCAACCGCCGAAACTGTCCAAAAAATATCGGCAGCCCTTGGTTGTGATGCTAATGCGCTTCCCACTTGCGCGCGGGTCAAATCAGTCCTTTCGAATCAAGATTCCGAAATCGTCAAAGCAATGAATTACTCAAATATCACAGTAAGCGAGCTTTCAGAGCGAACTGGAATAGCCAAAAACCAGATATATGGATACATTAAAGGATACCGTGCTCCCAGACCAGCCACGTTGAAAAAAATTGCTGAAGCTACTGGTTGCCCGTTAGATATTCCAGAACCGAAGCAAAAGCAACAAAAGCCACCGATCTCCTCGTCCAGAAATGCCAATCACCCACTGATGAAAGCGATCAAATCCGCAGGCTTAACTGTCCAAGATGTTGCATCTGCTGCAGGGATTTCAAGAGCTTCGTTATATTACTACATGGACGGGACATTTGAACTCAGAGAGGAGAATCTTCAAAAAATAGCTGATTTTATCGGATGCTCTGTTTCCGATCTGAAAATAACTAAAAAATAAAAAGGCCTCTTGCAATAGTCTAAATTGCAAGAGGCCTTTTTTAACCTAATTTACTTTTTATCGCTCTAACTCTCCGATTAACCGTCCTTTCGCTGCAATACAGCTCTGCCGCAATGTCGGCATTGTGCATCCCGCGCCGCCGCAAATCCAACACGGCGTGTTCGTCATCGGTCAGGTCAAAACAAAGGTCATCATAGTCGCTGCGACTCATTCGGAAGTCAAACTTACTTCCCATTGCCAAAGCCCTCAAGAATCTGCTTGAACGCCTGGTGCAAACCGGTAGATGCCAGCCCGCTTGCAAGGCCGGACAAAATCACGGTAGCGGTAATTTCAGGCCAATTCATCCAGCATGCCAGTGCGACACCAAGCGCCGCGCAAATGGTGGGGATATAGCGGTTGTCAACATCCTTAATCCACTGCTTGACAATCCAGCCCACGCACAGGCAGATGCCAACAATCACGGGAATCATGTATTCGGACAAAAAAGAAATATCCATTTTGCTTTCTCCTTATCAAATTCTGGTAAAAATTGCTATTGTATAGGCTTAAAATTGCTTTTCACATCCAAAAACGGGTTATTTCTGGATGTGTTTTACTTTTTAGGCGCTTTTGCTTGCTTCTTCAAGGTCTGCAATTCGGTGGTTTGCAACCTTGATTTGTTCTTCTAGCACCGGTACACGCTTAGCGAAGTTGTTGTGTTCGCGCACCTCACGGGTGAGCTCTTCGATTTTGGTATCAGTCACGGCCTGTGCGGTGGCCATGCGCTGTTCGGTACGGCGGGATGTTGTCAGAGTTGTAATAATCACGCCAACAACGGAGCATCCCCCGGTAATCAGGGCAACGATGATGGCATCCATGCTCATACCTCCACAATAGGAATTCCGTACTGGACAGCCGCGTCATGTTCAATGCGGCACCCGCGATAGTCCTGCCAGCCAGGGGCGAACACTGCAAAATCAGCGGCGCCCAGCAGCTTGAGGCTTTCGCCCAGATACCACAGCGGCGTTGCGTCAGCCGGGGCGTTCTCAAAAAATGAATCAATGACTGCTAAATTTTCGTGTGTTTTCATGTACACATCAGCAATCAAAACCTTGCGTTCCTTGATAATTTCTTCGTTCGTTTTGCCGCGCATCGGCTGAGAAATAAAAAGTTTTTTCACTGCATCACCCCACATACTCGGCCTTGTACAGCCCTGCATCAATCAGTTGCAGCTCTGCACACTTGCGCATAATGTACCAGGCATCGCCGCTGGATACCGGCCCAACGTCCAGCATCCACTGGTTGCCATCTGCACAGGTTTCGCGGTACAGGCCGGCGGAGATAAGCCCCAGCCCCTCGCACAGGGCGCGAATGGTTGCGCGGTCGCCGCTGGAGATACGGCCAATGGTAATACGCTGCTTGTCCAGCTTGTTGGGGGTGGTGTCCTCCGGGGTGGGCGCGGTGTGACCTTGCAGGCCCGCCTGGATCATCAGCTGCTCATAGTCCTTGTAGACCCGGTTGCAGTCCAGGCTGGTGCCGTAGCCGGGGATGCCCAGGGCGTTGCGGCTGGAATACTGCCAGATGCCATACGGCAGGGGGCAGGTGCAGGCGCTGCCGTACTGGGCTACCCAGATATCATATTTGGACAGCGCCTTGTAGTCCAGCCGATTGCGAATAAAATCGCAGCTGGCATACAGGATGCCGTAATACCCTGCGGCCTCAATCTCCGACAAAAAGGCCTGTACAAGTGCCGTGCGCTGCGCGTTGGTCAGGCGCAGGATGCACGGCTCATACTCAATGTCATAGGCAACCGGCAGACACAGGTGCTTGCCCTTGATCGCGGCCAGGCAGCAGCGGGCTTCCTGCCGGGCTTCCGCCGGGGTGCTGGCATAGCTGTACCAGTACACGCCGTACTGGATACCCAGGCGGGCACACTCCGCTGCGTTGCGCTCAAACTGCGGGTCTTTCTGGCTGGCATGGCGGCCATACCCGGCACGTAGCATGGCATGGCGGATGCCCTTGTTATGGGCTGCCTGCCAGTCAAATCTGCCCTGATGTTTCGATACGTCGATTGCGTCAATCATTTCCTTGTTCCTCCGATCTTCTTTTATCTGCCAGTGCCGCCCCATCCCACCACAGCTGCGCCAACAGTTCGCGCTCTGTGGTGGTGTCCAGGCCCTCACGTTCCAGCCGATCCAGTACAGCATCCACAAGATCAAGGGCCATAGACAGCGTGCGGGACAGGCGCTGCGCTCGCTCGTTGTCCGTCACAGCTGTCCCGGCATGGCAGGCCAGCTCACATCATACGGGAAGCCGGGCTGCTCCGGCACATCCCGCAATGCCTGGCGGTAGGTCGCCCATGCCTGCTTGTCCGTCTTGGCATCGTCCAGCACGGTCCAGTCGCAGGCAGAGATCAGCCGGTCACGCTCTGCGCGTACCTGGGCAGCGGCCTGGGTGTGGTCTGCCTGCTTGACGGCCTCCGCCCAGATATCGGGCGCGGTTTCCAGCGCACCGGCAGGCAGGGCAATTCGCGTCTCATAAGTTGTATAGCGGTAACCGTTCCAGGGCGTGTCCATATCGGACACAGCCGGGCGGCTTGCTGCTTCTTCGTCTTCATACAGCCGCACCAACGTGCGGCCATCTTCCAGCGGTTCCGTCTCATAGCGGGGCCGCTTTTCGTTGCATTCGATTTTAAGCATTTTGTATCGCCTTTCTGATTTTCCGGTAACTTATCACGCCGTCAACGTGCTTGACCCGAAAATGGTGCATATCTGCATGTTTTAGCTGCCCGATCCGGCAGGCAGCCTGCCGGGCCTGGTGCGGTGTTGGGTTGCCGTGTGGCCGCTTGCTGATATCCAGACACAGCCGGATCAGGCGCTTGCTGGTACGCTTGCGGTAGATGGTGTGGTCGCAGTAGATCACAAAACCCAGGCCATCCAGGGCGCGTCCGCGGTGCTCACCGTCAGCGTCTATGTAGTCGGTGCGGTATACCTGCCAACTGCTATTGATGGTATACCCTGCTGCGCACAGCCAGTCCATGGCGGCCTGCAGGGCACGATGCAGCTTGCGCTTGTTTGGGCCATACATGTGGATATTGTCCACATACCGGTAATAGTGCCGCACGCCATCCAGGCTGCGCACATAGCGGTCAAATGCCGTCATGGCCAAATTTTGGAACCAGTGGCTTGTGACATAACCGATAGGCAGGCCATTGGCAAAACTCTGTACCACAGCATCAGCCAGGCGCAGCCAGTACTTGTCCTTGATCAACTGCCGGTATCCGTACATCACAAAATCATGGTCCGTTTCCGGAAAGTTGTGGTGGATATCCAGCTCCGCGCCATATTTTGTGCCCGCGCGGTCCGTTTTGATCCAGTACTCCACATGCTTTTTGGTGCTGTGTGGCCCACGTCCCCGGATACCTGCCACGCAGTAGGGGTCAAGTTTCGGCACAACCCTGTCATAGATGCTGTCGATCAGTATCCAGTGCATCACGCCATCGGGCCAGAATGGTACATAGTCGATGTCACGCAGCTTGCCGTTGCTTGGCTCATAGTGCCGGGTGCGGATTGGCTTGCTGGGCACCCAGTCGCCGCATATGATCCAGTGCTGCACTTGTGCAACACATTCATCTGCATGCAGCAGGGCGGGCACCGTGGTCGGATCGTCCATGCGTTTCTTTGCATGTTCAAGCATCTCCCCTCTGATAAAATTCCGGTCTGTCATGACCGGCAACAGGTTTCCAATGCGTTTAGGCATGTTATAAGCTTTCTTTGGCCACAAACCATTTCGCCCGGTGTTTGCCGCCTACTAAGGTTTCCGGATGGGCCAGGTTATAGCTAGAGCTCAGGCAGATTGATCTTGCATAATAAGGTCACGACCAACAGCACAGCTTGCTGTGCTGCCGCCAAAGAAAGGTCACCGCCGATGTTCCACCAGGCGTCGCCCGCGTCGTTGTTGAGGTTGAGGTAGAACGGGCCTGCGTTGCCGCCGTTGTTGGAGTTGCCGCCACGCAGAGCGATACGGTATAAGATCAAGAGCCTTTTGCATAATGTCATATTCGGATAGGTTTTATCGGGGGCCTTGCGGTCCCCGAACCCCCGCTTAACCGGGGATAGAAAGGTCACCGCCGATGACCCACCAGGCGTGGCCCGCGTCGTAGTTGAGGTAGAGGTAGAACGGGCCTGCGCTGCCGCCGTTGTTGGAGTGGCCGCCACGCAGAGCGATACGGGTTCCGGACTTATTGATCCAGAAATAGTCTGCCAAGTAGGTGCCAGAGCTGCCGCCAACAGACTTGGTGATCTGTACGCTGGGTGCACGATCATCCTGCTGCAGGGCAGTTGCCCAGCCTTCGTCCGGCATCGCCATAGTGTCAAGGGCAGTGTACCCATCGTTGGACGTCCAGCTGTACTTTGCGGGGTCATCGCACCAGTACGGTACGCCGTCAACCAACTTCCAATCGCACTCAAAGCGCCACTGGTTGCCATAGAGCGGATTTTCCACCCCGTAAAACACAAAGCTGTGCTGTCCATCGGTGTTGCTGACAGGGCTGCCGCAAGTAGCAATCACGCTATTTGCGGTACCGGTGCTCTGCATCATGCGCCATACCTTGTGATCGGTCGTGGTGGTTACGGGATTGCCGTCAAAGTTGATCTTAACGTTGGCGGTATCGCCATCAATGGCTTCCACGCTGGTAACAATGCGACGTTTTGCGATGGTTTCGTTTTCATCGCCGGTGCCGATGGAGATCACCATGCCGGGCTCAATGCCGGCACTCTTGGCAACCACCACGCTGGCAGCATTGTCAGTCGCGGCGGTAACCGCAATGTTCGTGCTGTACAGGCTCACACAGCCATTGATCTTGCTCTGCGCATGGCGCGTGCCGTATACAACAACCATCAGATAGGCCAGCACCTCAAAGTCGGCACTGGTGCCAATGCTGTAGGTATCGCCCCATTTGCGGGCAGAGTTCAAAAACTGCGTGATATTCTGGCCGCCAGTCGGCACGGCACCGGCAATGCTGTGCAGCTTGCTGTCCGTGCCAATGCTGCCGGGGAAAGCACGCACATAGCATTTCTGCTTGAGACTGCCGTCCGCGTTCAAGAATTTGCGCGGGGCGCGGTAGCCGGGCAGCATGGACATGCTGATGGACGGCGCAACGTCCAGCATGCCGGAGACATAAAACAGCGGGATTTCCACCAGCACTTCGCCGTTGGTGCCATCCTCAATGTAGCCGGGCTGGCCCTTGTACGCATTAACCTTAACAGTACCATCTGCGTTCAGGGTGCAGCAGCAGCGGCGCATGCCCGCCCAGGGGTAGACGGCATCAAAGCTGTTCTGCCCTGCGCTGGTGTCAGTGCCAGGCGTAAACACAAAATCTTTGGCTGCGCCTACACGGGTGCCCGCGCTGGCACTGCCGGAAAAGTTCACGCCGAAAATGGCCTGACTGGTTACAATGCCAGCCACCTGCGCGGCATAATTCTTGGCATCGTCTGCGCTTTTGGCGGCGGCAGTCTCGCTGGATTTGGCCGCTGTGGCGCTGCTGGCCGCGGCTGTGGCCTTTTCGCTTGCGCTGCTTTCCGCAGTATCAGCCCCCGTCTTGGCTGTCTCAGCGGCGTTCTGTGCCGCTTTGGCGGCAGTCTCCGCGCTGGATGCGCCCTGGGCAGATCTGGCCGCGGCGGTTTTGGAGTTTTCGGCAGCCGTTGCACTGCTGGCAGCATTATCCGCGCTGGATTTTGCCGCTGTGGCCTGCGTGGTGGCGGTGCTTGCAGCGCCGCTGGCGGTACTGGCAGAGCTGGCGGCGGTCTTTGCACTGTTGTCTGCTGCCGTTTTGGCAGATTCCGCGCCGGTTTTGGCCGTCTCTGCCGCGCTCTGGGCGGTTTTAGCGGCTGCAGAACTGGCGGCAGCGTTTTTTTCGCTTGTGGCGGCAGCCGCTGCGCTGTTGCCTGCATCGGTCGCTTTGCCGGATGCAGTGCTGGCGGATGCGCTCGCAGCATCCTGGCTGGCTTTGGCCGCCGTCTGGCTTTCCTTTGCGGCGGCAGCGCTGGCGCTGGCCTGATCAGCGGAGTTTTTCGCGGCAGCAGCGTTGCTGCCTGCGCCGGTCTCCGCCGTTTTTGCCGTTTCCGCGCTATTGGCTGCTGCATCTGCACTGCCCTGCGCTTTGGTAGCGGACTGTGCAGCCGCTTCGGCTAATCTGGCAGCGTCATGGGCGCTTCCAGCCGCAGCCGTTGCGCTGGCCGCTGCATTATCTGCGCTGTCCTTGGCGTTACTTTCTGCCGTCTTGGCGTCCTGCGCGTTGCGGGCGGCCTCTTTGGCGGCAGCGGCAGCAGCGGTGCGGTCAGCCGCAACCTGATCCACAAACTGTTGCCACTTGTCGGGCGTGGGGTCCGGGGTAACGTTGCCAACAGTGGCATGGTCCTGTACCAGATAATAGGTCGTGCAGCTGATCGTCTGCCGCCCCTCACCGGTGCCCACAAAAGTCAGGGCGCAGCGGCCTGCTGCCGCCTGCTGGGTGGCAGTAGCCTCCGGCGGTACGTCCAGCATGCCGTCAGCATCCACCAGCACATCAACGGCACTGGCTGCCTTAAACGTTGCAACAATGGTCAGGCCGTCCCACTCCGGACTGCATAACACCCGGATACGCTCATTGCCATAGCTGTCATAGGTGCCCAGGCGCAGCGGGCTTTCAAATGTTACGGCTTTGTAGCCGTTCAGGTAGATGTCATGGTTATAGGGTTTCATGTAGATCACCCCTTATTCCTGCTGGCTGGGCTGTGCATTGCTTTTGGCGGAGGCAGCACCCTCGGTGATCCCGCTCTGTTCTCCTTTTTCCGCGGCTGCCTCCTGGGCCTCCATGTTCTCTCTCACGACATACAAAATATTTTCAAGGATCAGCTCAGATGTGGCATACGGAATTTTAGCTTCGTTCAAGGCTGCCACGATTTTACGGCGGCATTCATGGGTTCTTTTGTTGTCAGTCATGGTTTTCCTCCTTACAGTCGTTCGTTTACAGCGTTTTTCAGTGTGCTGATTGCGGCCAGAACTTCCTCATCAAGGGCCACAAAGGACCCCCGGTTGTTCTGGCTGGTGATGTTGCCGTTATCGTCCAGCTCCATGTAGGTGTAACTCACTCGCTCACCTTCGGCAGTCGTTACGACCGCCACGCCGGATAATTTTTTCATTGCAATTCCTCCAGTTCTTCCAATAAAATGTCTGTGGTTTCGTTCGCGCCTGTATCTATAGCGAGCAGGTCAGCTGCGGCATCGGTGCTGGCCTCCTGCGCACGAGCTGCGGTGCTGGCGGCCATGTCAACGCCCGCCGGGGTGCCTGCGGGGTAATTGCATTCGCTGGATTCGGCATATTCGCCCTCATATCCACGCTGTGCGGCCATAGCCATCCAGCCGAATTTCTGCCCCGGCGCACCATGTATAATAGCGTACTGGCCGCAATCTTCAGCCCACAGGTGGCCGGTGCCATCGCAGTCTGTCAGCAGCCATGTCAACTGCCCGTGCTGGGCAATTGTTTCAGCATAGCGCGGATCAGGTATAATCAGGCACCAGCCGTCCGGACCGCACTGACCCTTGCCCCAATCCGCAAAGGTGGGGACTGGTGTTTCAAAAGCGGCCATCTTGATTGGCCCGAAGCTGGTGGACACGATACGGGACTTGCTGCCCCACGCGCTCAAATTCTTACAGTTGAGCGTACCGGACACACCCACGCGGGTCGTGTTAAAATCCGCGTCGCTGTCGTCGCTGCGGTTGTAGGTGATCTGCATCCCAACGTAAGATGTGGGGTCAAGTCCATTCACCCAGCCGTATTTGGCATACTTGCTACATGCCCCAATGTAGGAGCTACCCGCCTCAGAGTACAGCACGCCGGTCAGGTCAATGCTGCCGGTGTTGATGGTGGCGTACCACGCAATGTGCCGGTTGTCGATATACACACGCTCGCCGGCCTCGGTGCCCATGCGAATGTAGGCGTTGTCCAAGTCGTATACCGTGCTGTACTTGAGATTGTGTATCTGCCCGGTGGTAATGTTGCCGCCGTTGATAATGGTCTTATCCTGGTTCCAGGTACTCAAATCCAAAAATGTCACCACGCCGGTCATGCTGATCTGCGCGCTGGTAATCTCCGTTCCACCCGCCGTCAGCTTGATGGTGCTGCTGGTTCCGCTTGTGCTGGCCGTCAGCTTAATTTCGCTCACCGTCTGCTTGATCTCGGTTTTGGTTTCGGCAGTGGTCAGATAGTCGCCGGTGCTGGCCGTCCAGGCAGTGGGGGCGTTGCCCATCTGCACCATGGGGTGCATGATGGTCAGATCGTTGGTAACGGTGGCAAAGTCATTGGCAGTGCTCACAAACAGACCGTCTGCATAGCCGTCCGCGGTCGCCGTGAACGCCGCCCAACGCAGCTTCCAGCCGTTGTCCAGCTCAATGTCCTGCTTCGCATTTTTGAATGCTTTGTCGTAATAACTTTTTGAGCCGCTGCTGTTCTTGGTCTCGAACTGCAAAAACAGGCTGTCCGTGCCGGAGTTGAGCTTGTACAGTACGCTGGCGCAATAGGTCATGCCCTTGGCAATCACCAGTGACTTGTCCGCACCAAAGTGGAAGCGGGTGTTCTGCGCCTTATTGGTCACGCGAACAGATTCACCCATAATGGTGTA